ACGACGACATCCCGTTCTGAGGGCCGCCATGAACCTGACCAATGAGGAGGTCCACGAATGCCTGACCCTGCTTCGCGAGCTGAGCGACCGGCCGCGGTGCAGCCGGATCAGGATGACGGCGATCGTCATCCTCTCGGTGATCGTCGGGGCACTGCTGGGGGCGATACCGTGAGCGATTACGAGACCCGCATGACGCGCTTTGTGGTGCTTCCGAAGGACACCCCGCTGTTCAGCCGATGCGCAACGATGATCGAGATCGACGACGAAGGGGGCGGCGAATATCTCGTGATCTCGCAGCATCCGGACGCAGGGAGCCAGCGGATCAAGATCGACCGCACCGAATGGCCGGACATCTGCAAGGCCATCGATCGGATGATCGCGGAGTGTCGGTGAGAGCGCTCCACGCCTGCCATCGCTCGACCCCGCTCCAGCATCCGTGGATCGAGGAGATCACCGATGTCGCCTGCGGCTACGACGAGCGGATGACGCACGCCAAATGCACCGGCTGTCACCGCCAACGCGAAGAGTCTCCGCTCGACCAGCTCCAGGCGCTTGATGCGCGGCATACCGAGGATGGGATTGCGAAATGAACGGCGATCATCTGGATTTAAGGTGGATTCGTGAGAGGGCTGAGGCGGAAAAAGACGACGAATGGCGCCGCACGATGGGCGAGATAGCTCAAGTGGCACGGGGGCTCGTCGGCGGGCGCGACATAAACGGCTTCAATCATCGGCCGGCATCGATAGAGGGTGCGGGGCCGTTGCTTGATCAGTTGCGCGACCTGCTAGACAAGTACGATCGGCAAATGATTGAGGCGACTCGCGATGAATGAAACAATCTGGTTTGGCGATAAATGCATTTCCAGGCCTGTTGATATCCCGCCTGCAACGCTCGAAATCCTGCACGAGGTGTTGGCGCAACAGCGGATGATTATCGAATCCAATCACGCGCTGATACGCATGCTGTCTGCTGCGCCGGTTGTTGTCGAGCAATCTGGCGATGAGTGAACAAAAGCCATGCGGCACCTGCAAGTACAGGCAGGTCTATTCCTGCAAGTGTCAAGCGCCGACGTGTCGCCTGCGTCGGCCCGAGGTCGCGGATGGGCGTGGGTGTCCGCAGCATAAGGAGCGTCAATGCTGAAACTTGAAGCGATCGGGGTTAAAGAGTTGCAGGCTGCACTCACCAAGCTCGGCACCGGTTTGCCTGTTGCGCTCGCGGCTGGGCTGAACCGCACCATCGCCGCTGTCGAGCAGGCCGAGCTGAACGGGATGGAACGCGACATCGATAAGCCAACGCCCTTCTCGCTCAATGCGCTCAAGACGTGGAGGGCGCATCCGAGGCACCTGGACGCGGGCATCTATATTCAGCCGATCCAGGCTGAGTACCTCAAGTATGCGATCGATGGTGGGACGGTCGAGTCGACCATCGTGCCATTCAAGATCAAGCGCGACGTGTCAGGCAACATCCCTGGAAAGAAACGCGGATGGGCCGGCATGGCGCGCGGCAAGAACGTCTTCGTGAGCAAGATCAAGAAGGGACGCGCGGCTGGCAAAACGGGGCTATGGAAGCGCCAAGGCGAGAGCGTGTTCTTGCTTGCGCTGCGGGATCGTCAGGCGCGACGTGCGAAGCGCTGGCCCTATTATGAGACCGCCGCTGCTGTGGCTGAAAAACGGTTGCAGTCCGACGCGCTCGGTGCGATCGATGGGGCAATGCGGAAGCTGTGAGAGGTTATGATTCTAAGTCGTTGTATATCAAAGGCTTAGGGTCCTAGCTTGTGGCGCCAAAACCACGGGTTTCGCGCAGCTCGGTCAAATCGCGTTTTACAAAATTCCATGCATTGTTGTTGCGAGAATCTATCATTAGTGTCGAAACCATAGGGAAAACCGATCCATTGCGGCTGGCGAACAAAGGCCAAGCCGCCGCCTGGTTCGGCGTCTCGCCGCAAGCCATGGATGGATGGATTCGCAGAGGCTGCCCTGCTGTCACCCGCGCGGCGCCCGGCGTGCCGTGGGTCTTCGATCTGCGCGCGCTCGCCGAGTGGCGCTATGGGCGTCAGGCGACGCCAGAGGGCGATGCCGACCCAGAAAGAATGGCCCCAAAAGAGCGCCTGGACCATTTCCGAGCGCTTCGCGAGCAGACCAAGCACCAGCAAGAGATCGGCGAATTGATCCCGGCCGCAGAGCACGAAGCTGGCCTTGCGTCGATCGTCAAACCGATTGCGATCGGGCTTGAATCCCTACCGGATCTACTGGAGCGCGACGCTGGGTTGACCGGCGCTCAAGTCGAGAAGGCCATCGAAGTTATCGATGCCCTTCGTGAGCGGATGTACAAGGACTTGATAAGTGGCTGATGCCGATGAAATAAGGCGAGACGTTTCGGCGCTGATCCGCGCTCCTCGGCGGATCTCTGTCGTCGACTGCGCCGCCGAGTCCATGCGGATCAAGCTCGCGACAGGCGCAGAGGGCGCGTGGGATGCATCGCGCACGCCCTACATGATCGAGCCGGCGAACATGCTCAAGTCTCGGTCTTTTGAGGCCGTCGTGTTCGTTTCTCCCGCCCGCGGAGGCAAGACCCTCATCCTCGTGGACGGCTGGATTGTCCACGCGGTTTTGGCCGATCCCGGCGATTTCGGCGCCTACTTCAGCACGCAACCCTTAGCCCACGATTGGCGCAAGCGGAGGCTCGAATACCAGCATCGGCACTCGCCGGATGTGCGCGCCAAGCTCTCGCCGCGGCTGCACGACACCAACATCGAGTTTGTGCAATACCGGCACGGCATGATCCTCAATCTCGGCTGGCCTTCGTCTTCGCAGCTCGCGCAACGCGATTTACGCTATGTCGCGCTCTCAGATTACGATTCCTTTTCCGATGATATCGACGGTGAGGGCTCCGGCTTTGATCTCGCGCGCAAGAGGATACAGGTCGCAGGATCCGCCGGCATGTGCCTCGTCGAATCGAGCCCGAAGCGCGCGATTACAACGACGGATTGGGTGCAGGACGGTCCGCACCAAGCGCCTCCGGTGGACGGCGGCATCCTTCCGCTCTACAACCGGGGCGACCGCAGGCGCTGGCAATGGCAGTGCATCGACGGATGCGGCGCGTGGTTTGAAGCCCCTCCGCTCCCGGCGTATGACGATCACCAGGACATCGCAGAGGCCGCGGCGAGCGCGCACGTCGCCTGTCCGTCATGCGGTCAAATCTATCGACCGATCGATAAAGATAGGCTGAACCAATCAGCGAGGGGCGTTTGGGTGCCCGAGGGCTGCTCGCGCGACATCGACGGGAACCTGATCGGCAGGCCGCGATCGTCGAAGATCGCCTCGTTTTGGATGTTCGGCTGTGCAGCGGCATTCCAGAGCTGGCCGTCTCTGGTGACAAATCACCTCCAGGCGCAGCGCGAATTCGAGTCGACCGGCGACGAACGCGCACTCAAGACCACGCGCAATGTCGACCAGGGCGTGCCGCACCAGCCGGCCGCGATGAAGCGGGCTCGCAACGCCTCGTTCTTGTCCGCGCGGCTGGAGCACTGGGAGCGCTACCACATACCGCCCGGCGTGCGCTTTCTCGTCGCGATGGTCGACAACCAGGCGGATCGGTGGGAGGTGCGCGTGTGGGGCTACGGCATCGGGCGCGAGCGCTGGTTGATCGATGGGTATGCAATCCGCGAGATCGATGGCGTGAAGGTCAGGCCGGCGAGCTACCAAGAGCACTGGTCCGAGCTGACCAAGCGCGTCGTGCTCTCGACCTACAAGATCGACCAGGCGCGCGAGCTGCGCGTGTGGCGCACCGTCGTGGACCTCGGCGGGCATGCTGAGGACAAGGAGACGCAAACGACGCGCCAAGCTTACGACTGGTGGCGCTCGATCGCGAAAGACGGGCTCGGGCATCGCGTTCGGCTCGCCAAGGGCCGGGATAATGTGCAGGTCGCCGTGCGCGAGACCTTCCCGGATTCGCGCAAGCGCGCCAATCGCAAGGCCAAGTCGGTCGGCGACGTTCCGGTCCTGGAGCTTGGGTCGACGATTTTGAAGGACTCCGCGCACGCCGATCTGCTGCGCGAGTCGCCGGGTCCGGGCTATATCCACCTCCCATCGTGGGCGCCGGCCGAGTATCTCGACGAGCTGGTGAGTGAGACCCGCGGGCCGAAGCGCTGGGAGATCCCGCACGGCAAGCGCAACGAGACCTGGGACGCGCTCTATTACTCGGACGCCGTGTGCCTGTTCTACGGCGCCGACAAGATCGATTGGGACACGCCGCCGCCGTGGGCGTCGAGCGACTGGTCCGTGAATCCGGAGGTGATTACGCCCGAGCAGCGCCGCGATCTGAAGCAGTCTGCGGCGATCCAGCGGCGCAAGTCGACATGGCAGTAGACGCGCTCGCCGACATGGCCGATGCGCTGATCGCCGCCGGCGTCGAGGTGGTCCTGGTCCGGCGCGTCACCCGCGAGGTGCGCGTACGGTGGGGTGGGTCGCAGGTCTATATCCACGCC